AGGCTTGATTCCCTCGCGGCCAGCATAAGATGGATTCTTTCGGAACACTTTACCAGGAATCATCCCTGTGTCGAAGTCCTCGGGGTTCTCATATGCATCAGGAGTAACTTCAAATACTGGCAATAGGCGATAGAGAAGAGTGTCAACGCTCAGATTGGCAAGCTTATTCAATCCCCTGTCAATATCCCGAACCATCTCGATGACACCCTGGCCTTCAGTACGAAATGGAATACTCAGCGGGGAGAACCCGATGTACGGTGGCTTCTTATTCCACAGCGGATTCTTCCAGGTCTTCTCATCACCGCCAAGCAGTACAATTGAGTCGTTGGCCGTAATTACATGACCATTTTCCTCGACCACCTCCCCATCCACAACGATTGGTCCATAGTACTCAGTGATTTTGGCTACAGCCATTGTCTCACTAGGAGCACCATAAGTCGTCCTCTCATCCCAGCGAAGGTAGGCCTGCTTCTGCCATTCATCAATTCGTTGGGGTTTAACCAAGGCGACCTTAGCTGGATCCAATGTTCCTTCTGCGGCTAGCCGTCTAAGTTCCCACAATCCAACTTCCATCTCCTCAAGAGTACCAGTCCAATAGTTTAGGCGGCTCCCAGGCAACCAAAAGAAGTTATAAGGATCCACCGCCCTTACAAACAACTGTCCCTCAAGGGTCTGCTCATTAATCAACTGGTGCATCAACTGACCAGTTTGAGGATCGGGTACAATCTGGGTTCGTTTCCGGTCCCTTGGTACAAACCCCCACCAGGCCTTCATTACTCCGAGGCCCATGATTAAGCTAGATTCCAAACTCTCCTTAAACGCCCTAAGATAATCCGCCTTCTCCATGAAGACTTTGATTAGCTCAGTTTGCTGCTCGGCCCGGAGAACCTGCACCAGGTCATCCTGGTTCTGGCTATCCAACCACCAGGGCTTGTCATGAGTACTCAGGAGCCGCATCACTAAACTAACAATCTGCTTCACGCTCGCCCAGGACTTAGGAAGGACTATTTTACTCTGCCAGTCGTCTTTGGAACTCCAGTCTTCCTTACCTCGGTAGAGTTGCCAGCAGTCGTTCCAGATATTGATTTTGTCTACCCGGTTCATTCTTAACTTATTTTTCCAGGCATGAATGTAAGTTGCAACCTTGCCCTCATTGGGGTTTTGACTTTCAGGAGCAGGTTGTAGTGGCTGAAAGGTATTTTGATCCCAGCGGATCATTTCGGCGGGGGTGCTATTCGAGAAAGTATGGACCACTGGTTTACCTCATATCCATTGTATCATAAGTATAGGTTCGTGCTGCTACTTGATCCATTTCCTCACCATCGAAGGATACTTAGCATTCTTCTGGTCTAGTTGTTTAGGTAGCATAAGAAATAGATATTTACAGGCATCCAGAGCGTGGTTGTTAACATCGGCTATTCCCTCTTTAGCATTCGCTGTAAATACCGCCCCAGCGTTCTTCTGCCCAACATAACTAGCATCCCCAAACTCCCGGATTAAGTTTGGGCAACAATCGAATATCTTGAACGTTGGCTCCTCAGGATCTCCCCAATGTTTATGAATAATCGTCAGCCAAGCATCCTCAGAATTAGGAGCTAATACAAACTTGTGGATTCCTCGCTGAACGAACTGGTCGAGAACAGATGCTCCAAGCCCATCAGAGCCGTAATGTCGGAGGTCTGCAATGTGTGTATCTGCGGCGATCCATCGGAGTTTGTCCCAATAGGGACAGGCAAGGAGTTTGGCACTGAAGTCGTTGATGTTTCGGCAGGGTTCATAGAGTTCCCAAACGGCATAAACAATCCCATCCCAAATAGTGTAAACATTGAAAGCACTCGGATTCCTCATTCCATAATCAAATCCACCAAAGTAAACTTGCCCACTAGGAAATGCCGGGTAAGGTTCCCCAACCACGATTCGATCCTTGTGACTGAGCATCTCCGGGAATACCCGCTCTCCAAACATGGCCCCATAATCAATATCATATTCCCTAGCAAACTGGGCATCGCTCATCCCAGCGTGGGCTTCCTTACGCCAAGCGGGGGAGCACTTGTCTGGATCGGCGGTGTGGTGAAGGGTTATAACTACAAACTGGTTCTTGCCGTTTCTAACAATCCTTAGGCCCTTAGTGTCATGAATAACTTCTGTAGCCACCGCAAACCCCCCTCACTCCGGGTAGTTGAAAATGCTGGATCTCTGATGGTCCCCGTTTAGTCATCCAGGTCAGGCCAACCCCTTTGGCAACTTCCCCAACTCGCCGCCAAGCAGAATTCTGTGGATCAAGTCCGGGCTTACCAAGTAGACCCAAAGGTACTGTGTCAAATGCTCCAGCCAGTCCATCTGGTCCGGGGAGATGTCCTGATCCTCGACCAAACTGTACCTGCCCCCCAACTTCAAGTTGGTGTTGCCTATGTTCACTTCGGAGTACCTCCAGAATCTTCATCTCGATTCCCCACTCGTTTAAGAGAGCCAAAAACTCTTGTGCTCGCGAGGCCAGTTTTGGGGTCATCTGCTCCAGCCACTTCCCAAGGGAATATTGGGGGGCAGGAACAAGCTTACTCACTTTGCCATCCTGTCCAGCACCCGAGCAATAATCATCCCGGTGTGGAGTCCCGTATCTGTGATAAACATCTTTGGTACCTCTGGGAACCTAGATGTCATAGCCTCTCTATCTCCACCCTGTACCCGAAGGTCTGGGCCGAGCCGAACTATAATCTTCTCTAGATCCTCCTCAGAGCCAAACTCCACTAACCCATTGACTGGCATATAGTTAAACATTGCTGCCCGTTCAACCCAGTTAAGGATTGGGTGGCCTAGACCTTTGAGTTCCCGAACCCGCTCATCTGAATCAATAGCGACTAGAACCGTACCCTTATCCCCAGCTTGCTGCCTGGCTGCCCATAGCAATCGTGCATGGGCATAGTGAAACAGGTCAAAGCATCCGTTTACGAGCACGATTGGTCTGGGCAACTTTTCAGGAAGCTCTTCCAGCCTCCACCACTGAACCTCATCTGGGTTTACTTCTCTATGATAAAAGAACTTGTCTAGTCTACTTCGCTTCATATCCACCACCACTTAAGTTAATTTCTCCGACCTTGCTGTCAAGCAAGTCTCGACACGCTAAATAGAACCACCCTGGCCAAGCTGATGAGATTCCAATATAGCGGCCACCGTTTTGGATTGAAGGTTTAACAGCCGCAAATGTAAGATCAGCCGATTTGTGAAATGCGGTTTCGTCGGTAAAAACGGCAGAAGGGTGGTACTGTCTGATCTGATCAGCGCCTTCCGGAAATCCGATAATGTGGCTATGGCTATCTTCCGAGTCAAGTAGTCCCGCATTCGCCGGACCATGCAAGTAAGAGTACCCATACTTCTGCAAAAACTTCGGTTGCTTCTTATAAACAAACCAGGCTCTCCTTACTAGTTCTCTAGTCTTACTAGCATTCTCAGACTGGAATATATTCTCCCGGCCCTCATGAAACACAGTATCCCAAGTCAGCCATAACACTACAATCCAAGTTAGCATCATATCCCGAGACTTCTCAATCAGGACTAGTTGCTCGTTCTCAATAGACTGCCAGATGGGGTAGAAGTATTCCTTCGGCCAGAGAGGTCTAGTGGTCGGCAACTCCCTAAAGTAACTCTTGGCTTCGTAGTCCTCGACAGTTAGATTGTGAAACTCCTTGAGATGAACCCCCCGCTTGTTGAAGGTTCTACCGGAGTCTTGAATATCAGCAGAATCACACAGCCTGCAACAATACAAAACATGAGGATCGAGAGTATAGACATAAGGAATATCTCCGTGACGCTTGGGGTTAACCCAATAACTAAAATCTGCTTCGCATCTACCAAACTCCTGACTCGACAACTCAGCCAATACCGACCGCCGCTTGGCCTCAGGCAGCCGTGCAATAGTCTCCATAATCTCCTGGGTGATTGGAATCTCAGCCATCCACTAACTCCAGGTGGTCCTCATTAACTACCACAACTCGTTTGCCAGTTTTGTATGGAATCCCCACAAGGTAGTACACAAACCCCAGATGAGGATGGTCATAAACCTTTTCCACAGTTCCCTCTTCGTGGTCAATCCGCAGACCCTCAGAATCCACATAGACC